AAGAACTTTTATGAAAATTATGGGAGGTATTGCATCATTACCAGTTTTAGGTAAGTTTGTAAAAATAGCTAAACCTTTAACACCAGCTGTTTCAAAAGCTGTTGATGGCATGCCTACTTTTATATTTGATCTTATTGCTAAAGTTAAATCAAAAGCTGAAGCAACAGGAATGAAATATTTTACCGGTAATAGATCTGATGAATTTGCAGATGTTTATCAAGCAGATAATTTTGTGGTTACAGAAAAAGGTAACAAAATAACACTTAGAGAAGTAGATGATCCTGACAGACCTGGTTATAGAGAAAATGAAATAGAAATAGAAGTAGACCCTGAAACAGGAGGTGTGACTTATAATGAAGCAAGCGCAAGACCTGATATGGAAGGTAAGCTTAAAGATGTAGAAGAATATATTGACGAAGATGATTTAGAAAACATGAGAAAATACACATACGATGAATAGACTAGGAAAAAAGAGTGGTCCACCCCCAAAATCAGGGCCTACGCCGCAGGGCTTGAATATTTCTTATAATACTGTTAGAACAGTCAAACAATCTGGAGAAAAAATAAATGGCAGATATAGACAAAGCTCTTCCAAACGTAGAGCAAGAAATTAACATACCTTCTAGTGTTGAAATTGCAGAAGCTGAAGAAGCTGAGCAACAAGAATTAGAAGAACAGGGGAACCCTGTAGAGATTACAGAAAACGAAGATGGATCAGTTGATATAAACTATGATCCTGCAATTGCTTCTGTTGCAAATACAGAAAATCACTATGCTAATTTAGCTGACCATTTACCTGATGATATATTAGGTCGATTAAGTTCTAACTTATTTCAAAATTATCAAGATTATAAAAATTCTAGAAAAGAATGGGAAAACTCTTACAAAACAGGTTTAGATCTGTTAGGATTTAAATATGAAAACAGGACGGAACCATTCTCGGGTGCTTCGGGTGCCACTCATCCGGTGCTTGCTGAAGCTGTTACTCAGTTTCAAGCGTTGGCATATAAAGAGTTACTCCCAGCTGATGGACCAGTCCGAACACAAATAATTGGAATTCCAACACCAGAAAAAACTCAACAATCAAATCGTGTAAAAGATTTCATGAACTATCAGTTGATGGATCAAATGAAAGAATACGAACCTGAGTTTGATCAAATGTTATTTTATTTACCTCTTGCAGGTTCAGCATTTAAAAAAGTTTATTACGATGAAGTTTTACAAAGAGCGGTATCAAAGTTTGTACCAGCAGATGATTTAATTGTTCCGTACACAGCTACCTCATTAGATGATGCGGAAGCAATTATTCATCGAATAAAAATTTCAGAAAACGAATTAAGAAAACAACAAGTTGCAGGTTTCTATAAAGATATAGATTTAAAACCAGGTCAATTAAATGAAGATGAATTACAACAAAAAGAAAATGAGCTTGAAGGTAGAACTAGAAGCAAAGAAGAAGATGTATTTAATTTATTAGAGTGTCATGTTAATTTAGACTTAGAAGGTTTTGAGGATATTAATCCTGAAGATGGTGAGCCTACTGGAATTAAACTTCCATACATTGTAACTATAGAAGAAAACTCTAGAGAAATTTTATCTATTAAAAGAAACTATGAAGTGGACGATCCACAAAAATCAAAAGTACAATACTTTGTACATTTCAAATTTTTACCAGGACTAGGTTTTTATGGTTTTGGTTTAATACACATGATTGGCGGTTTATCTAGAACTGCAACAAGTGCCCTAAGACAACTATTAGATGCGGGAACGTTATCAAACTTACCTGCTGGATTTAAACAACGAGGAATCAGAATTAGAGATGATGCACAAGCAATACAACCTGGAGAATTTAGAGACGTAGATGCACCAGGAGGAAACATTAGAGATTCATTTATGATGTTACCTTTCAAAGAGCCTTCTCAAACCTTATTACAACTTATGGGAGTCGTGGTAAATGCAGGACAAAGATTCGCTTCTATAGCGGACCTGCAAGTAGGTGATGGGAATCAACAAGCAGCTGTGGGCACGACTGTAGCATTGCTTGAAAGAGGAAGCAGAACAATGTCTGCTATTCATAAAAGAATTTATGCAGCGCTTAAAAATGAATTTAAATTATTGGCAAGAGTTTTTAAACTTTATCTACCTACAGAGTACCCCTATGATGTAGTTGGTGGTCAAAGAATGATTAAACAACAGGACTTTGATGATCGTGTAGATATCTTGCCAGTTGCAGACCCTAATATTTTCTCACAAACACAGCGTATTTCCCTTGCGCAAACAGAGCTGCAGCTGGCAACTTCTAATCCAGGTATTCATAATCAGTATGCAGTTTACAGAAACATGTATGAAGCATTAGGTGTAAAAGATATTGATAAGATTTTAATTCGACCACAACCCCCACAACCAAAGGACCCTGCGTTAGAACACATCGATGCTCTCGCAGGGAAACCATTCCAAGCATTTCCAGGTCAAGATCATAGAGCACATATGACTGCTCACTTAAATTTTATGGCAACTAACATTGCAAGAAACAATCCAGTTGTTATGGCAAGTCTTGAGAAAAATATTTTTGAACATATTTCTTTAATGGCACAAGAACAAGTTGAAGTAGAGTTTAGAAATGAGTTACAACAACTACAACAGATGCAAATGATGATGCAACAGAATCCACAAATGGCTCAACAAATGCAAATGCAGGTTAGAATGTTAACTGAAAAAATAGAATCTAGAAAAGCAGTACTTATTGCAGAGATGATGGAAGAATTTATGAAGGAAGAAAAAGAAATTACTTCACAATTTGACAATGATCCTATTGCAAAACTACGAGCAAGAGAATTAGACCTTAGAGCACAAGAAAATTATCGTAAAGAACAAGAAGCTAAGGAAAGAATTAACCTTGATAAGATGAAATCTATGATGAATCAGATGAATCAAGAAGAAAAACTAGAACAAAACGAAGATTTAGCACATTTAAGAGCTGATACATCGTTAACAAAAACAGTTTTACAACACGAATTAAAAAATAAGGACAAAATTTAGGTAAATTATGTGGTTTAGTGCAATAAAATTAGCTGTAAACGCCGGTTCACATATTTTTAAGAAGCGTCAAGAGACAAAAATGCTTATGGCGGACGCTCAAATGGAACATGCAAGAAAAATGGCTCGAGGAGAAGAGGCTTACCAAGGCAAATTGTTAGAAGCAAGGCAATCGGACTGGAAGGACGAGGCGGTTCTCATAATTTTGTCAACTCCCGTGTTAATTTTGGCTTGGGCAGTCATATCGGATGACCCAACAGCGATGGATAAGGTAAAATTGTTCTTCGAAATGTTCTCGCAGCTCCCATCATGGTTCACTAATTTATGGATACTTGTAGTCGCGAGCATTTATGGTATAAAGGGTACACAAATTTTCCGAAATGGAAAAAAATAAGGAGGAAACACATGGCAAACAAACGATTCAATAAACAAGTGCCTGGTTTTGGATTTATAAAAGGCAAACCTGAAAAAGGAACCGAAGCTGTAAAAGGTAACGTGTCTCCTCGGGAAAAGAAAAATATTGCTTTTTCAAAATCTAGAAAAATCAAAAACACAGCGAGTTAATTATGAAAAAAGAAAAAGGAAAATACCCTTCAAAAGGTATGAATGCTTTAGCANNNNCGGATGTAGCTGAAAAAATTATGGGCTATAAAGAAGGTGGTAGAGCTAAGATGATGGACGGTGGAGTTACTAATCATGCTCAGTTAACTGGCTTTGGAGCAGTAAGACCGGAAGTTAAAAAATTCGGTAAATAATAATGCCTGGGATTTTTGGAGCAGCATTAAGAGGATTAGGTATGTTGGGCAAAGGTAAAAAAGTTTCTAAAACTATTTCCTCTGTTAAACCCAATGTTCCGAAAACAAATCTAGAAAAAGCTAAAAGTAAATTAGCTATTGCAAAACAAAAAACAAAAGCATCTAAAGCAAAATTAAATAAAACTCTTTTCGATATTGAACAAAAAAGCAAAGGTAGAGACTAATGGCCAAGCTTTGTGCAAAAGGTAAAGCTGCAGCTAAAAGAAAATTTAAAGTGTATCCGTCAGCATATGCTAATATGTATGGATCAGCAGTTTGTTCTGGTAAAATAAAACCAGGTGGAAAGAAAAAAACTAAAAAAAGAAAATGAGTTTACGTAAATGGGTTCAAGAGAAATGGGTGGACATTGGAGCTCCAAAGAAGAACGGCAAGTATCAACCTTGCGGGAGATCGAAAGGAAGCAAAAGAGCATATCCAAAGTGCGTACCACTTGCAAAAGCCACACGGATGACAAGTTCGCAAAAGGCGAGTGCTGTCAAACGAAAAAGAGCTGCAGGTAATACCGGTCCTAAACCAACTAACGTTAAGACCTTTACAAAGAGAACAAAAGCTGCTAACGGTGGCTATATTGGAAGTTTCATCAAACTTGATGTTGATGGAAAAACAGTAGGAAATCCAAGTTATAAAAAATACTACAAGGGTATGATATAATGGCAAGAACTGCTGCATGGCAAAGAAAAGAAGGCAAATCACCTAGCGGTGGTTTAAATAGAAAAGGGGTTGCATCTTATAGAGCTGCTAATCCTGGATCTAAATTAAAAACAGCTGTAACAACGAAACCGTCTAAATTAAAGAAAGGTTCTAAGGCTGCTAATCGTAGAAAATCGTTCTGCGCACGTATGACAGGTATGAAAAAAAGATTAACATCTGCAAAAACTGCACGCGATCCAAACTCTAGGATTAACAAGAGTCTTAGAAAATGGAATTGCTAAATGGCAGAACACTACACTCTAGAAACATTTGTACCCACACTTAGAAAAAAAATAAGAGATTCTTACCAGTCTATAGGTGAAACTATGGTTGCTGGAGGAGTAAAAGATATGGAACAATATCGATATCTTTTAGGACAGGCACATGCCTTACAATTAATAGATCAGGAAATATCAAACCTGCTAAATCCAAAGGAGGATAAAAAAGATG